GATACAGGTGATTGTTACACAGTAAGAGAAAGGGATGGACTTATCGAAAGAGCGGGTCATCAAACTACAGCAAACCGAAAGGTTAGAGTAGAAACCGCCAACGGAATAAAAACATTATTAAACGGTTAAACCATGAGTTTAGATAAAAAAATTATTAAGGAGATTGAAAGACACAGAAAAATCAATCAGTATATATTAGAGCAAGTTGGTGTTACACCAGAACAAGATGCATTAGGAGCATTAGCACCAATACCTGGAGCTGAGGCGGCTCCTGTTCCAGCACCTGCTGAGGCAACCCCTCCACCAGCACCTGAAGTTGGATCACAACCTATTGATGTTGAAACAGACCCTGATGTCGAGAAGATTAATGATGAAGGAGAATCTGAAGAAGGAACAGAAGAAGGTGGTACAGAAGAATTAGATATTACTGAATTAGTTGATTCACAAAAAAATATAGAAACCAAACAAGAAGAATATTTTAATAACCTGTTTAATCAACTTAATGATTTACAATCTAAGTTAGGTGAGATGGATAACATTATGAACAAACTTAACTCTCTTGAGAATAAGATTGAGAAATACAGAGAAAAAACTCCACAAGAAAAATTAGAGTTAAGAGCATATGACTCTTATCCATTCAGTCAAAAACTTTCACAATTTTTTGATGATAAACAAGATGAGATGGAGAAAACAGGAAAAAATGATTATGTTTTAACTTCAGACGAAGTTACGGACATTAATGTAAATGACGTTAAAAATTCCTTCCAACCTGGTGGAGGATTAGATAATGAAGTCTATAAAACATCATTCAGATAAAACTGAACAAAACGTTTGAAAGGTACCTTCGGGTACCTTTTTTATTTGACTTATTGCTTCTTTTTGTTACATTTGTTTATATAATTTATCATTTTAATTCTTAAAAAAAACTATGAGTTCATTAGACGCCGTATTGGCACAGTACGAAAAAAATCAGCAAGGGGGCGGGGCCCAATCAAAAATGTCGCAAGACGAAAGAATGAAAAAGTATTTCGCTTTAATCTTAGGAGATAAAGAGAAATCAGGACAGAGAAGGGTTAGAATTCTCCCTACATCAGATGGTTCATCACCATTCAAAGAAGCATGGTATCATGAAATTCAAGTGGGTGGACAGTGGCAGAAATTCTACGATCCAGGAAAAAATGACAACGAACGTTCACCTTTGAATGAGGTTTACGAAGAATTGATGTCTACAGGTAAAGAGTCTGACAAATTATTGGCTACTCAGTATCGTTCACGAAAATTCTATATTGTGAAATTAATTGACAGAGACCACGAGGAAGATGGTCCAAAGTTTTGGAGATTCAAACACAACTTCAAGAATGATGGTATCCTTGACAAAATCATTCCTATTTGGAGAAACAAAGGGGACATTACTGACCCTGAAAAAGGACGTGACTTAGTCATTGAACTTGCTAAAGCAAAAACTCCAAAGGGTAAAGAATACACAACAGTATCGACTATCATGTATGACGATCCTGCTCCTGTACATGAAGACAAACAACAGGCAAAAGCTTGGATTGAAGATGAATTGACATGGATGGACGTTTACTCCAAAAAACCTGTTGATTACCTTGAAGCAATTGCAAGAGGAGAAACTCCTAAGTGGGATTCAGAAAAAGGTGGCTATGTTTACGGAGACAGTTCAGTTGAAACCGAATCATTCGGTGGAGGTTCCAAAAAATCCTCATATGTTGATCCACAGATGGACGACGAACCATCATCAGATTTACCATTCTAATTAAATAAAAACCCCGGACACATTAATTTGTGTTCGGGATTATTAAAGTTTAATCTCATGACATTCAAACAAAAAATTGACATTCAATCAATGAGTGATGAAATGTTGTCTGACGAAATTATGAGTCACCAACGAAACAAAACCTATTCTTCAGGAAGAATCAAAAATAATGGTGAGATTGTATTATTTGGTATAATGGAAGATTTAGATGAAGAAGGGAAACCATATGATAGAATTATAATATTTCATGAGGAAGAAATTGGAGTCTTATATGAAGAATATTCGGACCCTAACAAAACAATTAAAGGAATTAAATTATCCAACATTAGAAAAATAGATAATGGCAATTAAGAAGAACGACTTCGAAAGTTTGAAGAAAAAATTCTCAACTTCGGCAAAATATAAACCCCAAAGATTTTTTGATTTGGGCGCTGACTTTTTGGACGCCGTAGGACTTCCGGGTCCAGCCATTGGACATCTTAACATGTTCTTGGGTCATTCTGATACAGGTAAGACTACTGCTCTGGTAAAGACTGCGGTTGATGCTCAAAAGAAAGGTATTCTCCCTGTGTTTATCATTACAGAACAGAAGTGGAGCTTCGAACATGCTAAGTTGATGGGATTTCAATGTGAGGAAATTGTTGATGAGGAAACTGGTGAATTAGATTGGGATGGATTTTACATCTTCAATAACAACTTCGATTACATCGAACAGATAACCGACTACATTAATAGTTTGTTGGATGCTCAAGAGAAAGGCGAATTGGATTACAGTTTATTATTCCTTTGGGATTCTGTTGGATCCGTTCCATGTAAGATGACCTTTGAAGGTAAAGGTGGTAAACAACACAACGCATCTACTTTGGCGGACAAAATAGGTATGGGTATTAACCAACGTATTTCAGGGTCACGTAAAGCAGATTCAAAATATGAAAACACTTTGGTTATTGTTAATCAACCGTGGGTTGAATTACCTGACAATCCTTTCGGTCAACCAAAAATTAAGGCAAAAGGTGGTGAAGCAATTTGGTTGAACTCATCTTTGGTATTTTTGTTTGGTAATCAAAAGGGAGCAGGAACAACTAAGATTACTGCGACCAAAGACAAAAGAACTATCAAGTTTGCGTCAAGAACAAAAGTTTCAGTAATGAAAAACCACATCAATGGATTGGGTTATGACGATGGAAAGATTATTGTTACACCACACGGATTCATTGGAGGTAAAGAAGCTGCTGAAGAAAAAATTTCATTGGAAAAATACAAAAAAGAGTACGCTGACTATTGGAAAGATATTATTGGAACCGATGGTGACTATATTCTCAAAGAAGAAAAAGAAGACTAGTTTATTATTTCACACTTAAATCACGAATTGTGATTAAAACATTATTAGTGGACGGAGACAATCTGTTCAAAATAGGATTTCATGGAGTAAAGGAGTTGTATAATGGTGGAGACCACTTAGGTGGAATCTACCATTTTATAAACATCTTGAGAAAATTTTTAGAAGAACACAATCATGATAAGGTTGTGGTTTTTTGGGATGGAAACTCTAACTCATCTATTCGTAAATCTATCTATCCCCAATACAAAGCAAATCGTCGTCAGGATATGAACGAGTTTAAGTACGAGTCATATCTTCAACAGAGGTCGCGTGTTAAACAATACCTTGAGGAAATTTTTGTTCGTCAGGTTGAAATGGATAACAACGAGGCTGATGACCTTATTGCGTATTATACCAAACTATCTATCAATGAAGAAATTATAATTTTTTCTGCCGACAAAGACTTAACTCAACTCATATCAGAACGGGTAACCATCTATTCTCCGACCTCCAAACAATATTATAGGTATGGAGACATGATTACTATTAATAAGGTCAACATACCCCACCAAAACGTCTTGTTAACTAAGATTCTAACGGGGGATAAGTCCGACAATATAGATGGTATAGAAATGTTGGGAGAGAAAACTTTGGTTAAATTATTCCCTCAGATGTTGGAAAAATTATGTACTATCGAGGAAATATTAGATAACGCACGAAATATAGACCAAAAGAAAAAACCAAAGGCGTTAGAAAACATTTTGATTGGTAAAACTAAAAGTGGTACATTTGGAGAACAGTTCTTCGAAACAAACAAAAAAATCGTGGATCTTCACAATCCTCTGATAACTGAGGATGGGAAAGAACTTGTGGAACAAATACACACAGATACAATAGACCCCACAGACCGTGGATACAAAAACTTGATGAGAATGATGATGGAGGACGGACTCTTCAAGTACCTACCTAAGAACGATGAGGCTTGGGTAAATTTCCTCCGACCATTTATGAAACTTACACGAAAAGAAAAACGAAACACAAACAAAAATTAAAAAACTTTATGAAAGAGCAAGACAGCACTAAAATGGAATTTCTTCTAACCCTTAACGACAACATTGTTGTTCAAAGGTATTTCAATGTTAGAGGCTACAATCCAAATGCGAAAAACTCAATTGAATTCTATGACCTCATTAATGAGATTAAAGATGACTTACAGTATCATTTAAAAATGAAGACTGTTATTTACATGACGGATAATGGTGATTCTATTATGCATGACCCGTCAGTTATGGATACCTCTTATACTGATGGACCAGAAATCTTCAACATTTTCGTAAAAAACGGAGACACGACAATTTGTCATAGAATTTTTGATGGAAAATATTTTCCACCCAAAGTTCGTTATACCGTTGACGTACGACCATTTTTGAAAGACATTCTCAGAGAATTAACTGACATTTTTTCAGAACAGAGATTAAGTTATCAATATTTGGATTTTGATTTGAGTAAGTGAGTATTTAATAATACACAGGGGAGCATTACAAATATATGAACAAAAATTTCGATTACTTAGGAAACACTTTCCAGATTCAGTTATTGAATCAGATTGTGGTAGATAAAGATTTTTCATCATCTATTCTTGATGTCATCGAGTCAACATACTTTGATAACAAGTATTTCAAAATCCTTTTACAGATGATTAAGGAATACTATGTGAAGTATGAATCAACCCCTAACTTCGAAACTCTCGAACAAATTATCAAGTCTGAAGTTTCTCAAGAATTAGTCGCCAAAATTGTTTTGGATACACTTAAACAAGTCAAAGAGGCACCGTTTGAGGGTACACAATTTGTTCAAGAAAAAGCTTTGAAGTTCTGTAAACAACAAGAACTTCAGAAGGCTATGGATAAGGCCCAAAAAATCATCACTCAAGGAGATTTTGAATCTTACGATAAAGTGGAGGGGTTAGTTAGAGAGGCGTTACAGGTTGGTGAAATAGAGAAAGGTCAAACAGACATTTTTTCGGACTTAGAGACAGTATTAGATGAGGATTATCGACACCCAATACCTATGGGAATACCAGGTATTGACAAACTACTTAAGGGTGGTTTGGCTAAAGGTGAGATTGGTGTAATCCTTGCTCCAACAGGTGTTGGTAAAACAACAATCTTAACGAAGATTGCAAACACAGCGTTTAACTTGGGATACAATGTCCTTCAAGTATTTTTCGAAGACAATCCAAAGATTGTTCAGAGAAAACACTTTACGATTTGGACGGGTATACCACCTGATGAGTTATCGAAACACCGAGAAGATGTGATGAGTAAGGTTACCGAGATACAAGAAACTATGAAGAACAAACTTGTGTTGAAGAAATTGGCATCGGATACAATGACAATGAATCAAATCAAAAACCAAGTCAGAAAAATTATCGCTGATGGAAATAAAATTGATATGATTCTGATGGATTACATCGATTGTGTATTACCTGAGTCAACATCAAGAGATGAGTGGAAAGCGGAAGGTTCGGTGATGAGAGGATTTGAAGCAATGTGTCACGAACTTAATTTGGTTGGTTGGACCGCTACACAGGGTAACAGAAGTTCTATTTCTGCTGAGGTTGTAACAACAGACCAAATGGGTGGGTCAATTAAG